GGTGCAATGAAAGTTGGAAAGCTAAAAAATCTTTTAAAAACTTTAACAACTCCTTGGAGATTAAAAGATGATTCTGTTGTAGATATACCTCTTGGAGAATTAAATTTAATTTATTTTTCTTGGATACTAAGAGTTATAACTGCACAAAACAAATACACTGCTATAACAAAAAAAATATTAAAAGTTAAAACTGTTGAAGAACTAGAAGCTATTAAATGGGAATAAAAAGAAAAGAGGTAAAATATGAAAAAATTCGCATTAGTGATTGGACATAATCCAAGAGGAAAAGGGGCATACAGTAAATATCTAAATTTATCTGAATATGAATACTGGAGAGATGTCTGTGATGAGATAAATAACTTAGATGATAATATTGATATTTACTCAAGAAAAGCTGAACAAAATTACATTCAAGAAATGAAACCTGTTGTTGATGAAATTAATAAGCATAATTATGAATTAGCTTTAGAATTACATTTTAATGCTGCTTCTCCACAAGCAAATGGATGTGAAAGTTTAGTTTATTTTAAGAATGAACAAGCTAAAAAATATGCTGAACTTTTTATGAAAAAATTAAAAACTGAGTATGGAAGCAATATAAGAAAAGAATGGAACAAATTAAAAGAAAAGAAAATAGATAAAAATGGTAAGGAAGTAATGATAGAAAAGACAGTAGAAACAGAGGGGATAATCCTCATTACTGATTCCAAAACGAGAGGAGGTTATGGAATATGCAATACAAATTGTACTTATGTTTTGGTTGAACCCTTCTTCGGAACTAACGAAGAAGCAAGTAAATTTAAAGATGTAAGAAAAATGGCACATTTTATAGTTGATTTTATAAATAGTATTAAAATTTAGGAGGTTTTTAATTATGGATAAAAAATTAATATGGCAAGTTTTAGGATATATATTTTCAGTAGTTACTTATATTGCATTAACTTGGAGATATAAAGGAAAGGAAGAAGCAACAACTGAAGTAAGAAATGAGGTAATGAAACAAGAATTAGCTATACAAGGAAAAGGTTTAGGAGAACTTAAAAAGAAAGCAGTTCAAGAATTTGTTTCTAAATTACCACCTCATGTAAGAATTTTTATTAATGAAAATACAATAGAAGCAGTAGTAAAAGAACTACAACCAATTTTTAAAAAATTAAAAGAGGGGAAAGATAATGGAAATAACAAAACTAGTGACACATCCACTTTATGATGGAAAAAGACATGAGTTATTCCAGGATTATATTTATGAAGTTAATGGGTACAGGATTACTGTACCCAAAGGCTTTATTACAGATTTAGCTTCTGTTCCTCGTTCATTTTGGACTATATTCCCTCCATTTGGAAAATATACTCCAGCTGCTGTTATTCATGATTTTCTTTACAGTGAAGACAATACAACAGGAATAAATAGAACTTTAGCTGATAAAATTTTCCTACATATTATGAGAGAATTGAATGTGGGATTTTTAAAAAGAAAGGCTATGTATAGAGCTGTAAGGCTATTTGGAGAAACTTCCTGGAAAAAGAAAAAAAATAATGAAGGCTATAAAGATAAGGCAGTAATAGATAAAACAGATGAAGCTATATCTTATTATAGTCATTGGAAAAAGATACTTAAATTGTAATTAGGGGTTGGTATAGTGGGGACATTCATGATAAAAGTTGGAGCATTTATAGTAAAAATGTGGGCATATTTTATTGCTTTTTTAATTTGGCTTATTGGTGGATTTGATACCTTAGCAAAGGTTTTAATGGGGCTAATGTTAATTGATTATGCATCAGGAGTATATGCTGGATATAAGTTAAAGAATCTAAATTCAAAAAGAGCATATAAAGGAATAGAAAAGAAGTTATGGATTTTAGCTTTATTATGTGGAGCATCTTTAATGCACAGATTAGTTCCAGGTATTGGTTTTAGAAATTTAGTTGGAATATTTTATTGTGCAACTGAATTATTAAGTATTGTAGAAAATGCTGCTAAAGCAGGAGTACCTGTCCCTAAGAAATTAAAAAAAGCATTAGAACAATTGAAAGATGAAGATAGAGAAAAGAAAGAATAAAAGGACAGTTCAACTCTGTCCTTTTTTTATAAAAAAAACTTTAAAGGTTCAAAAAAATATCTTGACTTTTTTGAACCTTTAAAGTATAATAGATATATAAGGAGGTGAGGAAATGTCAACTTTGAAGGAGGTATTGGAGATAATCTTTTACATCTTATCTATCATTGTTCTTATCAAGCAATTGAGAAAATAGTGAGAAATAAGATGTAATGAGAGAAAGGAGGTTTGAGAGTGATTTCACTCCTCCAATCTCCCTTACCTTCCTTTAAAAAATTAAAAACTAGGAGGGATACAATGGAAGTATTAAGAGCTATAAATGATATATTACAACCTATCACATTAATACTTGTGATAATAGTATTAATAAAACTAAATAAAAAGAAATAAGCCCTCTTAGTTAAACTAAGAAGGCTTGAAAACGTCAACTTTGAATTTGTAATTTATTATAACATTTATATCAATTAAAATCAAGGAGGAAAAATGAAAGGTATAAAAAAGATGGGAAGACCTCCTGCAAAAGACCCTATTAGCTATAGTATAAAAATAGGATTAAATAAAGAACTTTATGAAAAAGTTCTTGAATACAATGAAAAGACAGGAAATTCAATAGCTGAAACAGTAAGAGAAGCATTAAAAATATTGTTGAAAAAATAAGGAGGAGTAAAATGGAAAAATTAGAAATTAAATTAGTAAACAATTTTATATGTGATGTAGCAAGATTTATAGAACATAAGGATAATAAAGAAAGTGGCTATAGAAAGCATCCAATGAGAGATTTTAATTGGGACTTTATAGATGATAGTAGTATTTTTGACAATGAAATCTTTAAGTATATAAGAAGTTTTAATTTTGAAATAAAATTATTAAAAGAAAGATTATTAGATAAAGAAAAAACTAGAAATGAAAAAACTGAACATTGGTATCATGTAAGTGATATTTGTATAAAGTATTTAATAGAAATATATAAAATAATGAAAAAAACAGAAAATTTCAATATTTTTCACGGATTTAAAGATATAGTAGAAGATTGTTATCAAACTATTTTAAAAGATTTATATGATTATAATAAAAATGATAATACTTTATATATCAATGATATTAAAATTTTAGAATTTTTAGATGATATTTCTTCTGAAAATATGCCTGAAAACTTAAAAGAAATAGCAAATGACTTAGGAAGAGAATTAGATACAAATAATAAAGATTCTTTAAAAGAAATAGCAGACATAATTCGTGAAGATGATGAAAATTTTAGAATAGGGTTACATTGGGAAAATCTCTCAGAAGCAAGAAAATTAGCTTTTGAAATATAAAAAGTGCTTTACTATAAAAAATGAACTTTAAACATAAAATGTACTCTAAAAAGAGAATAAAATTTTATGGAGGTAAAAAATGGAATTAAAAGAATTTAGTACAGCAGTAGGAACAGTATTAGGGTATTATAAAGAAAGGGTTAAGAACTTAAAAGGTATTACAGATATAGATAATGCCTTAAAAGAAATTGGAAGAACTAAAGAAGTAAAAAGAGCAAAAGAATTAATTTATAATATTACTATGTCAAATAGTAATATAGAACTTGAAGACAGGATAAGAAGAAATATAAGTGATATAATGTTATTTGAAGCAAAAGAAGAGTTAGATGGGAATTTAATGCTAGGATATTATTATAAGGAACAAGCATAGAAGCAGGATCTTATTCCTGCTTTTTTATTTATAATTGAAAAATAAAAAAAGATATAAAAATATCTTGCGTTTTTCTAAATATATAAAGTATAATAAACATATAATAGTTAAACTTAACAACTTAAGATATTAGCGTGAGTGAAAGAAGGATGAATATTAAAAGATTATAATAAACAAAAAATAACGATAGCTACAAAAAAAGATTAAAAAAATAAAAATTATCAAAAAGTGTATAATATAATGCAGTTCAAATCCCTCTCTCACCGCCATAAATATTTGATTTTATGAGTATTAGCGGTACTCAAAAAATTATTTTGACAGGTTTTGACAGGGTAAAAAGTCAACCAAAATATTAAATTATCTGGGTTACCATTGTTTTTAATGGTAACTTTTTTTATTTTGATTAACTAAGTAAGTTTATCAGATACCTATTTTTTCATTTATTATAGATACTGTTGATAAATTACTCTTATTCATTTGATGCACATATATATCCATTGTTGTTTTAGCACTGCTATGTCCTAAAAACATTTGAATGTCTTTTACATTAACATTGCTTTCACATAATATTGTTGCACAGCTATGTCTTAAATCATGAAACCTAATATGTGTTAAATTATGTTTTGCCAGGAACTTTCTAAATCCGTTTGTTAAAAACTTTGGCTTATGAAGTTCCCCACCTTCATTCACATAAACATATTCTTCATCTTTTGTGTAATATCCTTTACCTAGTCTTTCTTTATTTCTCTTTTGTTCCTCTTTTAATTCCAGGAGCATTTCTTTTATTGAACCAGGTAAAACAAAACTTCTTAAACCAGCTGTACTCTTAGTCTTATCTTTTTTTATTAAGATATTTTTACCATTTAAATTAGTTTCTGTAACAGTATGGACAATACTCATCGTATTATCTACAAAATTTATTGCTGACCACTTTAAACCTAGTAATTCACTTCTTCTTAAACCAAAGAAGCTAGTTATAACCACTCCTAAATATAATGCTTTATCTTCTCTTTTTAAAATTTCAAGCATTTCTTTTATTTGTTCATGATTATAAACTTTTGCAATATATCTAACCTTTTTAGGTTTTTCAACATTCAACATAGGATTAATAGTTATTATCCCTATTTTCTGAGCATACTTGAATGTTAAACTTAAAAGGTTATGATAATGAATAACTGTATTAGCAGAAACTCCTCTTACATTTAATTCATGAAAATAATACTTTTGGATATCAAATGTATTTATATCCTTGAGTTTCTTATTTTCTTTAAAAAAATAAGGTAATATGGATATTTTTGTATTTGATAAATAAGATGAGTATGTTGCATCATCAATAGTTTTAAATCTCATTTTGACATATCCTAAAATGAAATTACAGAAACTAATTTCTTTATCAAATAAATTTACATCCTGGTCTATTTTTTTTAAAATAGTTTTTCTGCTACTATTTTTTTTATCTTCAGATATACCAAAAAACTTTCTACATTCTTCCTCAAAAACTTTTAGCATTTCTTCAGCTAATTCTTCATTATCAGTTTTAGCTGATTTTGATTTTACAATTTTTTTCTTATTTTTTATATATTCAAAAACTAAATGGTAAAACTTACCTCTTTTTCTAGTGTAGCTTGATGTATACAAGAATCCTCCTTTATCTTTTTTTAATAGCTACCGATAATGAATTATCAGGCAACTATTAAAAAAAGTCAATATACTAATTTCTTACATTGCATTTAAAACATACTCTATCAGACATTCCTTTGGTATTTTAATTAATTTTCCATTTCTTATAGATTTTATTTCTCCAGTTTCAGTTTTCTTTATAAGATTACTTTTACTAATTCCTAAAAAATCAGCAGTATCTTTTGTTGATATGAAAAATGGAAGTTTCTCTAATTGTTTTTCTAATGATGCTCTCATTTCTTGTGCTGTCATTTCTATCACCTTTATTTAATATATTGGTAAGATTGTGGAGCTTTTTCTATTCCAAAATCTTTTAATTCTAGTTCTTTTTTATATTTAATAACTTTTTTTATTTTTATAGCATAAGCAACTTTTGAATTTTTATAGTATTCAAAATATTCTTTTTCTGAAATACCTAAATTATTTTTAAGAGATTCCCATAAAGGTTTAGGAGCTGAAGAAATTATTCTATCTATAATAATTTCTCCAACAACCTTTTTTTCAGGAAAACTTGAATATATAATAATAGTGTCTACAGTCTTTTTAAAAAGCTTTTTTCTAAGTTCAAAAGTTTTAGTTCCAGCAAATATTTGTTCTACAAATTTAGGCTTTATTGACATTAAAACTTTCATAATCAACCTCTATCTTATTAAATAGACCTTCTCCAATCCTAGAAACAGCTATTTCAATGTATTCCTTTTTAAGTTCTACTCCAACTCCATTTAGATTTAAACTTTTTGCAACTTTTAATGTAGTTCCTGAACCAAGAAATGGATCCAATACTATACCATCAATAGGACATCCAGCTAAAAGACACCTTTTTACTAATTCCTCTGGAAAAATAGCATAGTGTCCTTCTTTTATTCCTTTTGTTGCGATGCTCCAAACTGTCCTCATATTTCTTCCATTCTCATTGTAAATAGTTTTCCAAGGTTTATCTATTCTCTTCATAGCAGTTTTACTTTCTCCAGCTTCTAACATTTTTTTCTTTCCTGTAGGCATAACTCCATCTTTGAAACCATTTAAAGTTTTTTCAGAATATGGTTCATACTGCTTTTTGAAATAGTATTTTTGATTTTTTGTAAAGAAAAATATTTTTTCAAAATCATTTGTGAATCTATCGTTCAAAGACTCAGGGAGAACATTTGGCTTATGCCAAATAATTTCATTTCTTAAAATCCATCCTTGGTCAATCATCTTAATACATAACCTTTCAGGAATCATCATCTTTGATTTTCTTTGAATATTTGTTTTTCTTGGAATAACCTTAAATGTATTTTCTTTGCCTCTTTTTTTATTGCTTCTTTTAGAAAATTTAGAATTAACATTTGAATAAGTATCACCTATATTAAGAAAAAATGTTCCTGACTTTTTTAGAACTCTATATAATTCATCCATTATAAGCATTAATTTTTCAATATATTCTTCAATATTTTCTTCTAATCCTATCTGGCCAGAAATATTATAATCTCTAAGTTGCCAGTATGGAGGAGATGTTACAATACAATCTATGCTTTCTGTATCTAATGTTTTTAAAATCTTTAAACTATCTCCATTTATTATCTTCATTGATTTCCTCCTGACATTCTATAATTCCAATATCTTAAATAGCCAAGTCTATAAATTTTTGAAAGAACTATATCATTTATAGGTTTAGCTTCTTTGTTTATTTTTGGCTTTCTATAACATTCAATCTTTCTATATGGAATACCACATTCTTTTTTTACTGCTATCAAAATACCACAATCTTTTGAAATTAATTCTAATGCTTTCTCTTTCATTTCTTCTGGAAAAGCATAATAGAAATTTTTAATATTTTCATCTTTGTGCTGATGTTCTTTTTTAAAATCAGCTTTTAAATCGGATAAAGATATTTTTATTTCAACTTCTATTAAGTAGCGATTTTTAGTAACAATTAACATGTCGCATTCATGATTTACTATATTTTTCCAAATCATAGGGTCTGCTTCTGTGTCTAACCATCCGTTATTTTTAGTTACTTTTGGAACGATTGCTAAACTTCCACTTTCGAAATATGTATAAATTAATCTCTCCATTTCATGTGTAGTCATTCATTTTCTCCTAAAAGTTCAACATTTTCATAAATATTACCAACTTTTTCTAATTTATTTATATCGTAATTACTTAGATAATCACTCATATAGCTATCCACTTCATCAAGCATATAAGAAGCCTTTTCTTCCATATAGCTAACTCTAAATAATTGTCTATCTATTTTTACAATATCTCCCTCATATATTTCCTTATTATTTTTATCTTTTAATCCTATATATTGAAAAAGTTCTATATTACTAAAGTTTTCGTCTATAATAGTTAACATACTGCCTTTTTTAGTTAAGGCATAAGTTATACATTTAGTTGCATAATTTATTAAAGCAACATCTACCATTTCCTTTTTATTCTTTAACCAAGCTCTAAACTTTATTTCTTTGCTCATTTTTACCTCCAATATTTACAAGAAAAATCTTCTTGTTGTTCATAACCAAGTTCAATAGTTGCAGCCTCTGATTTTTTATTAACAAATTCATTTATTTCATCTGAAAGTTCATCTGCTAAGTCATATAACTCTTCAGGGGACAAAAATCTTCTAAAATGATTATTGAAAAATTTTGTAACAATATCCAAAGTTCCCCAATCAGAAGAGGGAACATCTATATAAAGTTTTTCATTCAAAATAATACATTTACCTTTGTTATAGTTAGAACACCATTTGCAAACTTTTTCCATTTAACTCACCTAGTATCCTATTTGATTTTTACCATTTCTTTTTTTTAATTTAGATTTCAATCTTTTATAATTTATATTAAATTTAAAATTGACACTATTTCTGAAATATTGATGTCTACCTAAACCTGTATAAAATATTTTCCAGCTTATTTTACAAGCCTTTTTATTATTAGTTTTTGAGTATTTTTTTGCTAGTTTAATAATTTCTTTACTTATTTTTTTAGTCATTTTAGCTATACCTCTTTTCCATAAATCCCTTTACAAAAACTTTTATTTTCTTCATACATTTTTAAATTTACAAACCAATTTTTTTTAAAATTATAAATAAGTTCTCCTTCAGAATTTATACCCCATTTTTTAGAAACATATATATTATCTTCATCTTCTATTGCAATAGGATAACAGCAATAATGAGTGATATCATAATCTTTTGTTTTTTTGCATATATTTTTTTGATAAATTTCTTTTATCTCATCTTTTGTTAATCTTTTCAATTTAATCACTTCCCTTAACAGTTCCTTGAAATAAAACCATATGATTGTTTATAACAACATGATTGATTTCAAATGATTTATTTAATTTTTGAATTTCAGCTAAAATATTTATTCTATCAGCTTCTATAATTTTGAAAGAATCATAGTGTAAAGCTATCAGAATATTTTTTTCATCATTATTCATAGATAATGAACTTTTTACTTTTATATATTTTTCAACTTCTAAGAAACAATTTTGAACTTCCATAACTTTGTCAAAATTCATTAATTACCTCCAATTTTTCCCTTTCTTACTTTCTCATCTTAAACTACTTAAATAATTCTTTAAAAATTGCTTCTAAAACAGGAACACATATAATTTTGAATAACCCATTCCAAATACTTAGCAGCTTTCTTATAGTCTTCTAATCTATTTTTCTTTTCTGCTCTTATTAAATATTTAAGGATGTTTCCTAAGCAGAAAGCTACAAACCCTTTTGTGCCTAATACTCTTTTAATTATTTTATACTATTAAAACCACAAATTTGGTAATGGTTAGCATTGTTTATATTATCTATTTTTTTATTTTCCATTTACTCCTCCTAATTAAATTTGAAAATATGATCCATATATACTTTTGAATTTTCATCAATTATTTTTATTTTTTCTTCCAATTCAGTAATATCATTTTCAAATTTTCTTTTTAATGCTATAAAATTATCAGTGATTTTATTTTGAACTTCCAGAGTGGGAATAGTTATTAGCATATTTTCAAAATCCAATTTAGCTAATCTTTTAACTTTTTCTCCAGTTGATTTTTTATAAATATAATCTCTAACTGTGTCTTTATAATTTAGGTAAAATGAGATATATCTCAAGTCAATAATATCTTTAAAGCTATCTTTTAAGATTAAGATTGCAATATTACCATTTACTGCTGCACTTTTTTCATTTTGATATAAAACACATCTTCCAATGTCCTTATCATCAAAATCTTCTAAGTTTACTAATATTTGTCCTTTTTCTACTTTTGTAGCTTTTTCATAGCTTTCATCATCTATTCTATTTATTATTTCTTGTGCAAAACAGTCATATTTTCTTGAAATATCTCCATAGAATATTGCATACTTTCCATTTTGTATTATATTTTTTTTTGTAAAAATATCTTTTTTACTCATATACTTTACATCAAAAATATCAAATATCCTTACCTCTGTGTAGCCTCGAATAGAGATAATAATTTCGATTGCTTCTCTAATACAGTCATTGAACTCTTGTAATTTCTGCAATATCTTAATTTCCTTTCAAATTCTTTACAAATAGATTTTAGCCTTTTAATATTTCCTAAGATATCAATATTAGCATTGCACTCTTGAACTAAAAATAAATCTAATTCTAAGTTTTTTTTAACTCCACTTATCCATAATTCAGAAGCCTTAGTATTTAAAGCATTGATATCAACTTCTTCTACTTCTCTTTCTTCTTGTGGTTGTTGCCATGAATAATCATCTTCTAAAATCCATTCATCAGTTAAAATTTGTTTATCTAATTTGCAGTCATAGATTTCTCTCAAAACTTTATTATCATTTTTTTCTTTATCTACAACAATAAATAAAACCGATATCCCAGTATCTGTGAAAGCATTATCAATTCTATTTAATTCAGCTAAGTTATTTCCTATAAGTTCTCTGAATTGCTGTTCAGTTTTTCTATAACCTACACCAGGGAACAAAATATAAAATCCAAATCTTTTAGTATATTTTAAAGATTTTAGAACAAATATATCATCTACACAGCCTGATTTTTTCCACTCAAATTCTTTTTGTATATTCTTTTGTTCTTGTTCTGATAAATCTTTAAATTTTATTGAGAAAGGTGGGTTCATGATTACACAATCTACAAGTAAATTTTCTTTCTCATATTCAAAAAAGCTTTTTGCTTCTAATTTTGAATTTTTAAAATTTTCTTTGGCTGAATTAATAGAGTTTTCTTGCACATCTACTCCATAAAGTACAGAAGGATTAACAAATTGTTCTAACTGACCACTTCCTACTGCACCATCAAATACAGTTGGATTTTCTACGCTAATGTACTTTTTAACTTTTTTAGCAACATACTTTCTTAATTCTGTTCCAGTTATATATTCAGCTAAATTCTTACTAATTTCTCTATTATTATGTTCTTTAAAGATCATTATATATAACCTCACACCTACTTAATTTATTAAAATTTTTCATTTTTATTCACCTAATATTTTTTTATTTTCATAAATATTTCCTAAAATCCACCAACCATCAATTATATATTTTTCATTAATATCTTCTTCTAATGGGATATTATATTTATTTATTAGTTCTATTAAATTATTATTAAAGCTCTCAAAATATTGACTTTCAGCCAATGTTTTTTCTATTTTTATTTGAAACCCTGTAAGTATATTGCTATCTTCTATACTTTGATTTCCAAAATCTATTGATATTAAGAAAACTCCATTTTCATTTGAAGATAATAAAATATCTCCTTTATAAATTTCTATTTTATTATTATCTTTTACTCCACTGGATTGAAGAAGTTCTATATCTTTAAATTCAGCAGTTTTGTAATTTTCATTAAATAGATTATTATCTTCTGTATATTTAATATATTCATAGCTAAAATCTATTCCAATTACATTTACCATTTTATTTTCCTTTTTTAACCAGGCTTTAATTTTAAAATTTTTCATTTTTTCCTCCTAATTTATACCAGCTATATTTATATCTTTCTAAATCATTTTTTCTTTTACTTACATAATGCTTTTTTAATTTTTTACATTTAGAAGAATAATCTATAACAGTACTTATTTGTAAAGCACCTTTTATATATCTTTTAAAAAGTTTTCTTTTTCTATATTTTTTCCTATTCATATTAACTCCTAACTATAAAATTATAAAAATTCAGGAATTGCTATATCTTGATATACCCAATTCATATATTTATTGGATAAATCAAATAATTTATTTAATTCTTTTTCATCAATTCCAATCTTTCTAGCAATCCCTCTCATTTTAGCTGTATTTA